CGGTCGATCAGCGGTTCTCGCAATACGTGGTGGTGTATTCCGGCGTCGACCAAACTTCGGACCTCGCCGGCCTGGCCGACCAGCGCGCGAACGTGCTGGACCCGACGCTCGGCGAGCATCGCGTGCGGATCATCGTGTCCGAGCAGATCGCACCGGCCCCTGGCGCTCAGCAGACCATCGACAACGATGGGATCGCCAAGCAGCGCGCGAATTGGGAAATGGCGCGGCGCATCGGCCGCAGCCAGGCCGCTTCTATCACCTGCGATAGCTGGCGCGACCGCAAGGGCATGCTCTGGACTCCGAACTGGCTGGCGACGATCGACGCGCCGGCGGCCGACATTTCCAAGGCGACGTGGATCATTGGCTCGGTGTCACTCCGTAAGGACATGACCGGCACGCATGCCGACCTGATCCTGATGCCGCCGGAGGCGTTCACCCCTGAGCCGAATCCATTGAACCTGTTCGACGCTCAGTTGGCGAACTCGCCGCAAACGTCGCAGGCGCCCGCGCCGCCTTCGACCGAAGGGGGAGGGTCCGCGCAGTGAGCGCGTCGCTCGAAGCGATTGTCGCCATGCTCGCGCACAAGGTCGCGACGCTGGAGCGGCAGATCGGTGCGCAGTTGGTCCGGCGTCCCGTCCCGTTCGCCCTCGCCCGCTCTACCCTCGCGGTCAACGACACCGGCGCGGTGCAGACAGTGCAGGCGCAGCTCGATGCGCTCTCGCTGCGGGACAACATTCCGGTGCTGTATGGCTATGGCGTCACGGGATCGCCGCCGATCTCGGCGGACCTGCATGTGGCGTTTCTTGACGGTGACCGCGCGAAGGCCATCGCGATCGCCGGGGGCCACCAGACCTATCGGCTGCGCAACCTCGGCGTGGGCGATTCCGCGCTCTACGACATTCGCGGCGCCTTTGTCTGGCTGACCGCCGGCGGACCTTCGGTGAACTGCGCTGGCCAGCCCATGACGATCGCCGGCGATTTGCACGTCACCGGCGCTGTCATCGCGGGCTATGGCGGTGCCGACCAGGTCAACCTGCAGACGCACCAGACGACGGGGGTGCAGACCGGCAGCGGCACCAGCGGACCTCCGAAGGCGGGCACCTGATGGGCGACATTCGGATTGTCTGGGACCCGGCCACGGGGACCGGAGACCTCAACATGCTCGGCGCCGGGCTGGAGTTGGGGCACGACCTGGAGACGGCTTCACTCATCAGCATGTTCACCGATGCCCAGGTTGATCCTGGCGACATCGTGTTCGACAGTGATCCGCACGGTTGCTGGATCGACACCTATGCGGCGTTGGAAGACCCGACGCTTGCCGCGATTCCGAACGATCGCCTGGGATCGAAAATCTACCAGGCTTTCTCCCGGCCGCGCACGCAAGACACGCTGAACTGGCTGCGCGACCAGATCATCCAATGCCACGGCTGGATGATTACCGACGGCGTTGCGTCGGCGGTCGATGCGCAGCCGTTTTTCACCGGGCCTGGTGGCATCGGCGCGACGGTCATCATCACGGCGAACGGCGTGCCGAACCTCTATAGCTACGCTTGGTCGCAGGAATCTTAGGCCGTGCCATTTCCCAGACCGACCCTGACTGCGCTTCGCACTCAGGCGATGCAGGACATCACCGCGTCCGATCTACCAAACGCTGACGGGTTCCTGCGCCGGGCCGTGCTGCGCGTTCTCGCGTGGGTCCAGGCCGGGCTTGCAAATTTGCACTACGGCTTTCTCGACTGGATTTCGCTGCAATCGACACCGTTCACCTCGACCGGCGAATACCTGGAGGGATGGGCGGCGATGGCGCCGACGCCGGTGTTGCGCGAGGCGCCGACCTTTGCCTCCGGCCCTGCGGCCTGGTCGGGCGTGGTCAACACCCCGCTGCCGGCCGGCACGGTTTGCAGCCGGGGGGATGGCGTGCAGTTCGCCACCACGGCCGCCGCGACGGTCGGCGGCGGCGGCTCGGTCACGGCGACCGTGGTTGCGCTGGTGGCAGGATCGAACGGCAACACCGACAGCGGCGCACCGCTGACGCTCGGGGTGTCGATCGGCGGCATCGGCCAGGTCGGCGCGGCGACGGGCGCCATCACCGGGGGCGCCGATCTGGAGACGGATGGCCCAATGCGGGGCCGCATGCAGGAGAGCTACGCGGCGCCACCGCATGGCGGGAACCAGGCGGATTTCGTGACCTGGACGTTGCAGGTGACCGGCGTCACCCGGGCTTGGTGCGCACCGTGGATCGCCGGCGCCGGCACCGTCACGGTGTATTTTATGATGGACGTGGCGGAGGCTGCGTATGGCGGCTTCCCGCAAGGAACCAACGGCGTTGCTGCGCTTGAAACCCGTGACACGGCGGCGACGGGCGACCAGCTCGCGGTGGCGAATTACCTCTATGCGCTGCGCGCGGTGACGATGCTGGTCTATGCCGTCGCGCCGCAGGCCTCGACGCAAGCGTTCACGATCGCCGGCCTTTCGGGCACCACGTCGGCACAGCAGGCGTTAATCTCGGCCGCGTTGACCACCCTGTTCCTGCAAAAGGACAGCCCGCTTGCGAACACGTCGATCGAGCAGAGCGATTGCGCGCAGGCGATCAGCGCCATCGGTGGCTTGCCCTCGTTCGCAATCACCTCGCCGTCGTCGTGGCCGATCACGTCGAGCACCGGTCATATCTTCACACTCGGAACGGTGTCGTACGTCTGATGCCGACCCCTCCTGCATTTGGCGACGCGGACTATCAGCAGGCGATGCTGCGGCTGTTGCCGCGGGGCCGCGTCTGGCGCCGCGATCCGGCGTCAACGCTGTCGGCCGTCATGCTGGCGGTGGCGCCGACCTATACCCGCAGCACGGCGGCGGCGGCGCAGGTGTTGGTGGATGCGAGCCCGGCCACCACGGTCAACCTGCTTGATGAGTGGGAGTCCTCGCTCGGTCTGCCTGACCCGTGCACAGCGCCGAATCCGTCGATCGAGCAACGCCAGGCCGCGGTGCGGGCAAAGTGGGGTGCGCGCGGCGCGTTGACCCCGGCGTACTTCATCGCGATGGCGGCGGCGCTCGGGTTCACAATCACCATTACCGAGTTCACGCCGTTCGCCGTCGATATGGCGTGCGACCTCGCGCTTTATGAACCGGAGTGGGCGTTCATCTGGCAGGTGACCGCGCCGGGCGGATCGACTTTCTATTTCTCGGTTGATGAATCCAGCGTGGACGATCCGCTCGAAACCTATGACGCCGGCGAGCTGGTCTGTCGCATCACGCAAGACGCACCGGCGGGCACGCTGGTTTTCTTCGTATTTCCCGGTCCGGTGTTTGTTCTCGACATCCCCGGTTTGAACCTCCTCGATTTTGGGGTGTTGGCATGACATTTGAGTCGGGACAGACGCTTTCAGCAGCCGCGCTCAACGCGGGCTTTGCTGGTGTGACCCCGCCCTCGGCGCAGTTGCTGGCAGGCACCGGTTCGTCGTTTGCAGAGGTTGTGATCGGGGCCAACCTGTCGCTTTCGGTGGCGGGCACATTGTCGGCAACAGGGGTGTTCAACGCGGCCGGTTCGGGCCTGGCGTCCAGTGGCGGCACGGTCAGCCTGGGGCAGCTCTCCGCTGCATCGTTGATGGGCAACGCCGGCACGGTGGCGGGGGTTCCTGGCGCGGTCGCCATCGGAGCGGACCTGTCGCTGTCGCCATCGGGCACGTTGTCATTGTCGGCGCTCGCTGCCGGATCGTTGATGGGCAACGGGGGCACCGCGTCTGCGGTTCCTGTTGCTATTGCCGTCGATCCGAGCCTGACGATCAACAGCGGCACGCTGGCGATGCAGCCGCGCCAGGCGACCGTGGTCCTGGGCAACGGTGTCAGCACATCCGGCGGAGCCTACGCGACCAAGGGTCAAGAGATCGTCACGACGGATACCCTCGTCGTCATGCAGCTCTATGCGGCTTTCGTGGCGCTGGTGAACGGCGGATCGTATGTCGCCAATATCTCAACGATCAGCTCGGGGTTTACACTCGGCGCGGTGATGGGCACCTCCGCCGTCGTCGTCGCTTCGGGGACGACGGGGCAGACCCTGGAGTTCGATTTCGCGCCGTCAGTGACGCTCGCGCCCGGGACCTATGCCCTGCTCGTTACCTGCACCAATCAGGGAACCACCTATGCGCTGCCTTTGTACACGAACAACACGGCGGGCGCTTTGGTCTTCGCGCCGGGCATCAACCCGCTGGTGACCGGCGAGTTGGAATTTGCCGCGACGAGCGTGACGTCGGGCCTGGTCGGCACAGCATTGGGCGGCGACGTGTTCGCGCTGGCCCTTACTTACCGATGGTGAACTACCAAGCCCCTCCCGCAAGGGGAGGGGGTTGTTCTGTTTCTGGTTAGGACATTCCATGCAGAGAATTACCGACCCGACAGCGGCGACCTCGCTGCCGGCGCCGCCGGCGTTGACCGGCAACACGGGTTTTTTCGTACCTGCGGTGCCGGGCATCTCGGCGGCGACGCGCCTCCGCTACTGGTTCGTCAACATGATCCAAGAGGAGATCATGTCGGTGCTGGCGGCGGCGAGCATCACCGCCGACACCACAGCGACTGTGTTCAATCAGCTTCTGCTGTCGATCCAGGCGTTGATCGGGGCAATCCCGCATGGGGTGCAGACGATCAGCGCGACGGGCACGTTCACCGTTCCGGCCGGCGTCACCACGCTCGATGTCGAGGTCTGGGGCGGCGGCTCGGGATCGTGGGCGTCGGTCAGCGGATCTCCCGGGGGCGGCGGCTCGGGGGGCGGTTACGCGCGGAAGCGGTTGGCTGGCCTGACGCCGGGCGCGACGATCACGGTCACGATCGGGGCTGGCGGGACGGCCGGAACTACGACTCCGGCCGCGCCGGGCGCCGGGGGTGCGAGCAGCTTCGCGGGCTCGGGCTTCACCACGGTCGGCGCGGCCGGCGGGGCGGTCAACGCGCTTGGCACGACCAGTGTTCCCGGCCTTGGCAACATCGCCGGGGTCGGGAGCGGCGGCGATCTGAACCTTTATGGCGGCGATGGGGGGCCTGGTACCGGCAATGGCAATGGCGGGGGCTGGGGCGGCGAGGGTCCGCTTTCAGGCGGCCTGGTCAATGCCGGCTCGTCGGTTGGAAACCCCGGCCGGGCACCTGGCGGCGGCGCGTCCGGGGCCGGGACCACGGTCACGGGCACGACACCGCAGAATGGCGCGGCCGGTGCGGCCGGCCTGTGCATCGTGAGGTGGTAGCAATGTATGGCTCGCTGCGCGGCGTTCCGGTGAGTTGCGAGCCGATCTGGCTCACGCCGAAACTTCCAAGTGCGGTCAGGGGCTATCGCTATGAGATCAACCCGCTCGATGCGCAGGTATTGAGTTCGTTGTCGCTCGCGGCTGCGCCTTCGGGCACCGGCGAGTTGGCGATCTCCGCGCTGTCGTTCGCCGCCGGTGTCGTGACCTTCACGTTGGCCGCTGGGCAGCCGACGCGCTGCTACACGCTGCTGCTGGGTGCGACGCGGTCGGATGGCATGGTCAGCGGCTACGTTTTCAAGGTGCAGGTTGATCCAGTCCTCACCACGGATCAGGCGCAGGTTGCGCCCTCGGCGGGGTTCGGCACGGCCGCTACCTGGGCAGCCGCATAGCCGGCGAACCGAAGGCCCGCTTGCGCGGGCAACATGGCTGGACGATGAAACGGCGCTGGGGGACATTCCCCTGGCGCCGCTTTTTTTGTGCCCGGAGCGTGGGGTTTTCGGTGCGCGGCAGGAAACCGTGGATTTATCCCGATCTTCTATGGCAACACACTGACCGCGTGGGGGAGGCCGCAATGCCCAAGAAGCTGCTGATCGTTGATGACCAGCCTGGCATGGCGCGAGTGATGCAGCGCGTTGCCGAGCGCGAAGGCTGGGAAGTGAGGCCGCTGTCCGACTCCGCGGCGGCGATCGATGTCTTCCTGGAGTTCGTTCCGGACGTTGTCGTGCTCGACATGGTGATGCCGGGCAAGGACGGCCTCGACGTGTTGAATGAGATGCTGCTGTGCGGGGTTCCGGCGCGGGTCGTGGTGGTGTCCGGGTTTGGAACCGCCTACCTCCGGCTTGCCGAGGGCGTCGCGGTGTTTCATGGCGTCGATCGGGTGAGCACCCTCAAAAAACCCTTTCGGCAGGCGGAGTTTATCGCCGCGCTGGATGCGGAGCCCAGCCAGCCGCTTCCGGCCGCATGAGCGGGGCGAAGGGCATCGGACGCAGCGATTCGGCGAGCGCTGGAGCGGTTTCCTGGCTGGCCGCTACCCCCACGAGATCGCCACGCGCGCGCCGATCCGCTCCAGCGCGGTCATCGTCCGGGCGACCAACGCATTGTGGCAGGCGTGCGGCAGGCCCTCGCGCGCGGCCCGGCTGGTAGCGTAATCCTCGGCCGTCCGGTATCGGGTGAGCGCTACCGCATCCAGCTCGCCACGTCGCTCACGCTGCTCGCGGTATAGATCCACAGCCTCCAGCGCCGCGCGATCAATCTGCGCGTTAAGCTGCGTCAGTTCCCCGGCCGCGCCCGGCGGAATCCGGTTCCGCTCGGTTTCCCAATGCACGATCGTGCGCTCTGCGACCTGGTGAAAGGCCGCGGCATCGCGCACCGTCATGCCGCATGCCTCGCGCAGGGTGCGGTATTCGGCCGCGTTCATGGGTCGTCGCCCGGAAGCCACTCCCCCAAAACCTGATCCTCGGTGAATGTCAGGCTGCTGATCTCGACGCGCGGTTGCTCGCCGTACAGAGCCAGAGTCTTTGCCACATCTCTCCGGGTCCTCCGAGCTTCGTCCTGCACTATTTCGGCTACGGCGCGCCGCAGGCTGGGGCTGTCGTTAAGGTCCTGTTCAATGGACGACCGAGCCCGGATGATAGATGCCTTCCACCCGTTACGCGGTTCCGTCGCCGGCGAGGCTTGCAGCTTGATCAGGTGCTCCAGCACCACGGCGATATGACTCCGCAGCGCGGAGCGTTCCGACCGGCCCACTGTCTCTACCTCATCGATAATATTCGGCCAATCGACCTGATCGTTGACGGCCTCGCCGGCGGCAACTCGCCGGAGCAACGCGGCCTGGCGCTCAGACCAGGCCACGACGTCGGTCTCATAGAGATCGCTCATGCCCACTCCTTCACGACGTTCTCGCGCCGGCCGCGGCAGGCGCTCTCGCCGAGTGATGCGTCGATCACGGAGCCCTGGCTGTAGGTGCTCACGCGGGTGGTGGCTGGCAGCTTCTGCGCGCGCCGAGCGTTCTCGTGCGCGATCAGAGCGGCGCGGACAGACTCGGCTGGAACCCAGGTCTGGGCCAGCGTGCGGATGTCGGTGATGAGAAATTGCATCGATGCCTCCTGAAGGCTGGCGTCGGGCTTATCCCGTCGCTTATGTGCGTATTATAGGAACATACACGGCTGTGTCAATTGGGAAACGCTGGCCGGACTCGGTTTTCTGCGTCGGTGCCGTGCGCCTGGCCCTTAGACACGGCCGTCGCGACCGTCGCCACCGCATCACGTTTTCGGCCGGTCTGCTGTTGCACATCGCGTGTAACGGTACACGCCGCCGTGCAACGCGACGCGCAACCATTGCAACAAGGCCATTGAAATCATTGATGAACCACAGTCCTTCTAAGCTGTGGGTCGTAGGTTCGAGTCCTACAGGGCGCGCCAGTCAGCATC